AATATTATACGGCTGGCCGCTTTTGGATCTCAAATTTCAAATTATTCTTATTAATTACAATCATGCCATTTAGGTCCTCACATATAAATAAGGACCCATTCCCCGATTGCATAGCCAAGTTTGAGAGGACCTGATTGACCAAGTCAAAATGCCTCCACCTAGGAGATTTCTTATTAATGCTAAAAATTATTTCCTCACTTATCCACAATGCTCTCTCACTAAAGAAGAAGCACTTTCCCAATTGCAAACCCTAAACACACCAACAAATAAAAAATACATAAAGATCTGTCGAGAGTTACACGAAGATGGGAGCCCTCATCTCCACGTGCTGGTCCAGTTCGAAGGCAAATACAAGTGCCAAAATAACAGATTCTTCGATTTGGTATCCCCAAACAGGTCAGCACATTTCCATCCGAACATTCAGGGAGCTAAATCGAGCTCCGACGTCAAGTCCTATATCGACAAGGACGGAGACACACTCGAATGGGGCGAATTCCAGATCGACGGAAGAAGTGGACGAGGGGGTCAACAATCAGCCAATGACGCTTACGCCAAGGCACTTAACAGCGGCAGTAAGTCAGAGGCTCTTAATGTAATTAAAGAGTTAGCTCCTAAAGATTTTGTTTTACAATTTCATAATTTAAATTCTAATTTAGATAGGATTTTTGCACCTCCTTTAGAGGTTTTTGTTTCTCCTTTTCTTTCTTCTTCTTTCGATCAAGTTCCAGAGGAACTTGAAGTATGGGTCTCCGAGAATGTGAGGGATGCCGCTGCGCGGCCGTGGAGACCTAAAAGTATAGTGGTAGAGGGTGATAGTAGGACAGGGAAGACGATGTGGGCTAGGTCACTGGGTCCACACAATTATTTATGTGGACATCTGGACTTAAGTCCAAAGGTCTACAGTAATAATGTTTGGTACAACGTCATCGATGACGTCGACCCCCACTATCTAAAGCACTTTAAAGAATTCATGGGGGCCCAGAGGGACTGGCAAAGCAACACGAAATACGGGAAGCCCATTCAAATTAAAGGTGGAATTCCCACTATCTTCCTCTGCAATCCAGGACCAACGTCGTCGTATAAAGAGTACCTAGATGAGGATAAAAATTCTGCACTCAAAGACTGGGCACTAAAGAATGCAGAATTCATCACCATCACACAACCATTGTACTCAAGTACCCATCAAGGTCCAACACAAAATAGCCAAGAAAAAACCAGTTCGCAGGCGGAGAGTTGATCTTCCTTGCGGTTGCTCTTACTACTTCGGCATAGATTGTGCAAATCATGGATTCTCGCACAGGGGAACTCATCACTGCAGCTCAAACAGAGAGTGGCGTATATACCTGGACGATCAGAAATCCCCTCTATTTCAAGATAACCAAGCACGACGAGAGGCCGTTCCTGATGAACCACGATATCATGACGGTACAAATACAGTTCAACCACAACCTAAGGAAAGCGTTGGGAATACACCAGTGTTTTCTGATTTTCCAGATCTGGACTCATTTACGTCCTCAGACTTGGCGTTTCTTAAGAATCTTTAAATATCAATGTATGAAGTATTTAGATAATTTGGGTGTAATTAGCATAAACAATGTAATTAGGGCAGTTTCTCATGTATTATGGCATGTAATGGAAAAAACAATCGATGTACAACAATCAAGTATAATAAAATTCAATCTTTATTAATTCTGAAGAGAATCATAGAAATAGATTCTGATCTTCAAAGTAGCATACACTGGATTACTGGCATGAGTACAAGCCATATACAATAACAAGGCATTCTCAGTATGATTGTCATACTTAGCAGCTTCTTGATGATTATAAACTACGTAATTATTAACCTTCATAAATTTCCTAACCAACGCCTGTTCCTTGGAAGCATATTGACCACCTGTTACTGTCGAGGTGAATTTCCTTAAAACCTGAAAACGATCTCGAAAATCATTCTTGATAGTAGCAGTACTGGGCTCATTATCATACATGTTAAACACCTGACCAAAATCCATAGCAGTACCAAAGGGCCTTCTATCACGAACAAGATAAAACATCACAGTATTCGTATGGTTCTTGGTTTTGATATTTTCATCCATCCATATTTTACCCAATACATAAACAGACTTCACACAAAATCTCTTACCAACTCGATGGGTAAGCCCACTACCACGAGTGACATCACTGACACATAATACTTTACCAACATGGGATATGTCGTGCCTCTGTTCATACGATTGGACCTTACATGGGCCTTCACAACCTTTGGGCACATCAGGACTTCTGTACATTCTGTACATTCTGGGCTTCCTGTACATGGGCCTGTTGGACCATGTTCTCCTTTTGTTGGTGACGAGGACAGTGGGGGCAGCAGCACGGCTCGTGTAAGGGCTGTCGAAATTGAGACGACGACGTACCTTCGATGCGGGCGTGGAAATGACTATATCGGCGGGACGCTTCGACATAGTTTTTTGCACGAATTACTGAAATTAAATCTCGTATAAGATCGTACCCGAGTGTATCTGGGGAATACGTAGACTCTACTAACTGCAAGTACTTTACGGCGAGCATACACTTGAAACCATGAACAGTATCGGGAAACTCATTAACTAATGGATCCCACATGTTTGGATATCAACTTGGTGACCAAGTCTTAAATAGGGGACCACTTATTAAATAAGCTTTGAAGGAGCGTTTCTATTGGCAGACGAAAGTTCGTGGAAGAGGACCACCAAAAAAAATCGCGGCCATCCGGT